CATAAGACTTTGTCCACGCCATTGTTCCATTAGTTGCATGGCCCTTAAAGTACGGCCCTGCCTTCCAAATTTCCTTTGTATCGGTAAAATACATATAGACTTCACTAGAACCTGCTAATCTATAACCAGGGTTCTCTTGTAATGCTTTTACCGCTTCTTCTACCCTCGTAGGAAAATAGAAGTCATCATCATCCATGGCAACTATGATTTCTCCCCTGGCTTCTTCATTTAATCGATTGCGTTTCTCACCCAAGGTCATCTTATCTTCAGACCAGATAAATTTAAGAGTAGGTAGTTGAGATACAGCCTCTTCAAACAAATCTCTTACTTCCTCCTGACCATCATCAAATACTACCCATTCCATGCGGTTTCTAGGATATGTCTGTTTCTGAACCATTTTAATGAGAGAAGGAATGAAACGTCGGCGATTATATGTCGGCGTTACAATACTTACTAGTGGTAAATCTGAAGTTGCATCAGACATCTAATATATTAAATCACGCAGTCTTTATCTGGCTTTTATCAAAAGCTGTCTTATAAAGGGCCTCTACCGCTGCTCGGGCTGCATTAGATGCCTCATCTTCTTTATAACAGAAACCTCCAAGAAAAAGGGTTTCAAAATCGCCTACTGGCTGATATGTTGAAAGAGGAAAATAACTATAATATGGTATTTGTATTTGATACCAATATCTACGTATAAATGACTTTGGTATTTCTATGAAGAAAAAAATACAACCATATATAAAACTTAGAATACGAAATGGAATTTTATATCCGATTGCTTCATTCGCAGCCAAATGACCTCCGTATAAAATAAAACATATTAGAACAAGGCTCATAAACCCCGTAAGAATACCTGAAGCAGTATTCCTTAAAGCTCTTTTTACACTAAATGTGCTCCTTTGAGTTAATACTTTTGCCTTCTCTGCTGCCTTTGCCTTTGCCTCTGAATTTTTTTTTGCTGTTGCTTCTTCCTTTTGCTTTCTTTCCTTTACCTCTGCGTCTTGTTTTTCCTGAATTTCCTGTTGTTTCGCATAAGCATCTACCTCAGGGTCATTTAATGCCTTGGATAAATCATATTTTACCCTGTTAGTAATTTGTGTTAATATACTCATCTATCTTATTGGTATTAAATTATAATTAAAAGAATTACCGGAGCGTATTAGCTTGCATATTTCATTCCACCCATACCACCCTCGATTACTAAGAAATTAATACTTTCTACATATACAGCATAGTCAATCAAATACATGGAATTTTGTGATAATGGCCACATGTCAATATCTAATTGAAAATTTTTAACTCTGCTTGTATTTAATGAACCACTTGGCCTTGTCCACTTTGATGTATCTAGTGCAAAACTGTAAATAGCCAAACCTGGCGGGAATACACCTGTAGCATATTTCCATGAGCTTATTTCATTGAAGTATCTGAGTGGTTTAATTTCTTGTGCGTCATTTCCATCACATACAATACGAATATTTCGTATAATATCTTGCTGCGCAGAAGCAATATTTGTTCCAGAATATCCACCGGTTGGTACAGATGAATAAGCAGGGATAAAGGGAGCTTGACCATATCTCCACCAATTAGTGTAGTTCGTCCATGCATTCAAATATCTCGTTGAATCGGATCGCCTTGGTATAACTATAATACGAGGGACCGGATTATGTGTATAGAGGTCAAATAATTGTCTATTAGAAATACTTTGGAAAGGATATTTTGTCACCTGTCTAACAATGTAATTTAATGGCTTTGTTGCAAATGTTTTTCTTTCGTCGTCAGTTAAATATACATAGGTTGCCTGTAATCTAGGATTGAGAGGCCAACTATTGATTGATGGAGTAGAAAAACCAAAATCTGTTAAATACTGATTTATATAAATACCAGGCTCTGAATTTGGCAAATATCCTACATTGCCTAGCTGTAACTGAGAAACAGTTGCATTTACCATTGTATCAGGGCGAACTCTGTATCCTTTTGGATCTAATATGGTATATAAGTCCTTTATAGGTCTAAGAGTAAGTTGGACCTCACATTCATGATATTGTAGAGCAATAAGAGGAAGTGATAGGCCAGTATTCTGGGAAAACCAAAATGATAAAGGTAGTGTAATATCACGTCCTGGTATCGATGGGAAATTATTCTGAGCCTGGATACTTGGGTCAGAATTACGATATACATTAGGATATAGGCCTGGTGTACGTACAACTGAATTACCTATTCCGCCGGAATACTGCCCATAAGCAGGATCATATAATTCGGGGACATCACCGACCAATTGTTGCCATTTATTATATTGTGTCTCATCTTGATCAGTAAAGGCAGTTGATATTATGTAGTCACTGTCAAATTGCTGAACCTGAGTTCCCCCGATTAAAAATGCGGCATCTTGTATAATTTGTGCTCCTATATAGCGTACCCATTGAAACTGGTATTGAGAACGACCATTTGTAGCTCCAGGTAAATTAGGGTCAAAATATTTTGAATAAATATCCGGTAAGCTAAATGTAAAATAAATATCAGAAAGTAAGTCTCCAACACGTTGTATCTTTGCACGAAGTTGTATGGGTTGATTAAAATCTAAATCCTGGAGAGTTCCTTCGAAAGGTATTGTGACAGATTCAAAGGCAAAATGACTGTATTTTTTCAGAGTTGTGTAGAAATAAGTAAAATCTGGATTTCCGCTTAGAATTACATTTTGTGCGCCATATGCAACTAAAATAAACAATCCACCACCTGGCATATCTCTTCTTGTTATTAGGAAACAATAAGAGATATAAGTTTAAGCGTGAAAGTATTTATGGACCCTGTTTATTTGCCCACCACGTGTCGGACAAGTATGGTGTTAAAGACATATCTGTGCTATCTACAACAGTTGAAGGCTGCTTCTTCATTAAATACTGAATTTCCGTATATGTCAAGGCATACGCAAAATAATTTACTCTGCTAATCATACCCTTCGCTGCACCATCAAAAACAAGATTTGTAGCCCCTCCTGACTTAAATTCATCATCTGTTTCAAGTGATGTTGTAATCGTCTTACTTAATGTAAGCCTACGAGGACTGAACGCATATACATTACCGTAATTCTGATATGGTGGTGTATTGTTTGACAATGGCATCTTCTTCTTGAGATTTCCGTTTATATATAAATAAAGAACATTGCCCTTACATGTAAGTGTTAAATGGAACCACTTATCTACCGGAATATTTTCAATTTCACAGTAACTATTCCATGCCTCGAAGCAATTCATGTAGATACGAAGAGTATTCACATCACCCCAGCAGAAAATGCCTGGGCCCATTAATGGATACACTTGACCATATCCCTTGTGTAATATATGATATAGCTTACGTTCACCTGAAGAAAATGTTTCACTCTTTATATTAAGGAACATGGAATAACTAAATTCCACACCGGAACGTTGGTTCTCAGAGAAATATACTGTTTTTGCCTTAGGGTTCTTGGGATTTTGTATAGCAGTATACATCTTAGAACCGGAAATATACGTATTGGGGAAGAGTTCTACGTGATTTGCTGAAGAATTGATAAAAAACCCATAAAAAACCTCACATACGTATAATATGATGTATAGCATTAAGGCAAATAATATGCCATACAGTGCGTGGACTACGGGCCCAGAACTTGTTTCCAGGCTTCCATTCGCAGAATTAGAGTTTCCTTTGGTATCTTCCATCTATCTAACTTATGTAAAAGTTATAATAACTTTTACATATGTAACTATTTCTTCGCATATTATTTAACTAGTGCTAGAACTGAATAAAACTCTTCCTCTGTTTTTAATATCTATAGAATACTGACCAGGGTCTAGATTAGAAAGTGAAAATCTAGAAAATGGCCCATTTTGATAGTAATAATAGACCCTATCCGGAGAATACGCGAAATTAGCCGAGCGTGTTAATCCAATTAATCCACCAAATGCATCTGGTCCACCAAGTTTCAGTATAGGGGTATCTCCATCAACCTTGAATAAACCGTCTAATAGACATGATCTAGAAAGTTTTCCGTCTATGTAAATGTCAAGTGTTCTTCCATTCAACACAGCTGTGATATTTACCCACTTTTGTAAGTTCACATGTTCGATGTCACACTTCTTAAAATCGGCAGAAGAGTCGCTGTATGGACTTGTACCAGACACAATCTTACTATAATCATCTATTAGTGTTATTCCCTTGTCATACTGTGTTTCAGAGCTTACACGAATACCCAACTTATTTGTAAATTGGCCAAGATACATAATTAGTGTTAAAATACCGGACGCTGATTTATTTCCACCTGATAACACCAAGAATGGTTTATTTTTACCCTTATTCACATTCCAATCATTTACATATATCCAAGTACTTATAGAATATTCTCCACCGCCATATATCTGAGGTATCTGTGAACCGGAATATATAGTAGCCTTCTTATCATTACTTACTAGGCCATCCCTGGAAGTTCCAGGATAAATAACCATATCTTGTTCATCGCTAGTTCCAACAAACCATCTATACCCTATACTTAATGCTAAATATAATACAACTAGTAAAATAATAGTGTAAACTATAAAAGATGGCTCCATTCTATCTATATAAAATACTTTATGCGTAAGGTGTTGACCATTCTTCTAGCGGACTTATTCCTTTAGGTTTTCTACAGCATCGACCGGAACACCACCATCCATGTGGCAAAACCTTGAAAACCGAAGAAAATAGCATTGAAAAGTTAAATGGCATACGCGGTTTTCCTGAAGTATCCGTTGTATCTCTTATTAAATTGCGCACTTCATCTGTGGTCATAGCTCTTGAAGAAAGAGACATTAACGATATAACACCAGATAATCTTGGGTCACCTACTTTTAATGATTGGGTATTATCGAAGAGAGGCATCGCCGAACATACATGTGTAACAACCAGTCTTCCATTTAGATATATGTTAAATCTCCTACCGAATTTCACTATAACAACTGCAGTCCAGCGCTGTAAAGGAAAATTAGGTATTTCTGCGTATTCAGGCTTGTTTTTCCTATCAACAAATATTTGAAGACGGGCAGGTGCCATATATAGTCCACGACCAGCGTCGGGTGCAATTAAAATCTGAAATGCTTGTTTTTCTCCTATTTGAACCACCGTAGCATATTCATTTCCAGAATGGGCGGTCCTATCAATTATTTTAGGATTAATGTAAAAAATCAATGATGATCCTGAACCAGATGTCCATGGGCCTCTTAGTTGCTCATTTGATATTACAGACCTTGGTTTATTCAAATCATACTCCTCTTCTCCAATACCCTGAATTGGGTTCGGGAATATTACTAGCACAAGGAGAAGATACACCATAAATGATAATGTTAGTAAAGTTAAAATCCACTGAACTGTATTCATCTAACAGTGGATTTTAAATTGTGGAGGATTTATTTATCTAGTCGCTACAGCTTTCGTATTAAAGACACTCAAGCTTCTTACATCACCGTTTCGCGCAGACATTTCAGAAGCTGCTACTTTATATCCGAAGCATCTTACGTTCAATACTTTGATACCTGTAGACATAACATTACCACCTAAGATAATATCAGCAGGAGCGAATATTTTATCACCTGTTCTTGGAGATTTCGGAACACTATTTAATTGTCTTGTTTTCACGAGAAGTCCATTCAAATATCCCTCAAGTAAGAACGGAGATATGGTAAAACCTACCCGGAAAGGTACATGGATTGGGACATTGTCTAGTGTAACAGTCTGCTGTAGGCCATTTGTATCAAAGCATGTTATATTTACTGCGTTTTTATTATTGTCAAGTGAAATTCTTATACTAGGATTTTCAGGCCTTTGAGAAAGCACGAAGAAAATACGCTGGTTTTGCCCAGTCCCAAGCGTTTGAGGATATTCGTCTTGTATAAGAAGATCCATTGTTATACTATAGGTATCTTGTCCTTCTATAACTGTAGTCGACAATGGAGGAGTTCCTGATGAAGAAGGCGGTGGAGAACCTATAATAATTGTATCAACATCGCTTGGGGTTAACCAAAATACTTGTGATGTATCTGTGCCGGGTATTGGTATATATCCAGCGGAACCCGGACTTCTTTGAAATATTGGTGTTATCCATTGATCAATTGCTAATAAAATAAGTGCAACTGATAATATTCCAGCAATTACGTAAACTAATATCTTTATAAAGCCAGAACCCTGAACAGGCTGTCCCACTGAGTTTTTAGGTTCGGAAACTGGTGCATTTGGAACTTTCGTTCCTGTTGGAAGTTTTAGTGATTTTCTTAAATTATCCGTATTCTTCAATACTTCCGCTATTTTATCACCACGCGCTGCGTTCATACTATTCTATAGACTTCTTTCTTGTTTGCGATTTTTTCTTTAATAATGTATTTGTCTTTGGATTATATCCAATGCGTTTGTAATAAGGTAATGAGTCTTTCGCCTTACAATCTGCCAACTTTTCACGTAAATAGCAAACAAAGGAAACACGACTAAACAATTTGTCGATACCCTGTGTTCCCGTTTCCTTGTCATTTCTATAGATTTCTGGAATAGAAGAATTGAATTTCTTGTCTTCTATGTCTTCTTTTAAATCCGTATTACAATGCCATTCATGAACGTCCATTGCTACAAAATCTCCTGTTCTCAAATCTATACCAACCTTGTATCTAGGAAATATCGTATACCCACCCTTGTATTTTCCACGTTCAATAACTGATAGATTGCCAAATCCCTCTCTCAAGTCTCCTGCGTCCATATGAAGACCTGTGCGGAAATTACGATTTATAGTGACAGACGAGAAAGATGTATCTGCAATCTGGAATGCCGGGTTTCCCTTAGCCCTCTTGTATTGTACATTGTAACGGTCTGGAACAAGTTTCTTGAACAAGTCGTCTATTTTCTCTATATAAGGTGTCCCCCCCTTGTATTGTTCAAAATATAACTGGGTATAGCTGGTAAGGCGGCAAGGTAGACCCATAAAGGGTGTTTTCTCGAAATAACCCAAGACACTGCTGAAGACGTTATTGTTTACACGCATCTTACTTAATTTGCCTTTTTCCATGTATTGAGCAGACCATCCTTTGATTGATTTCTTATTTAATTTGCGTCGGGTCCAGTATTTAGACTTGACGTCAATGGGTCCAGCTGCCGCTCCGCGATTTCTAGAAGCATTCGCCGACTTGTAGAAATTCTTCCAAGCCAGCTTGATTAAATCATGAGGGATTACGTTTTTTCTCAGTTTGAATAAAAGTTTCTTACCACCTGGAGCATCCGGGTCCTCTGCGTATACGTCTGCGTCATAATCAATTATCTCGTCTACGTCTTTTTCGCTAAAATATGTGCCTTCTCTCGCCTTAATCTGGTCATCTGTCATTTTTTGTTTAAGAATTATTTCCTTGGCCTTTTCCTTTGGTTCCTTGGCAGGTTCCTTTGGCATTTGAAGACCATTAAATAAATCTTCATCTGAGGCACTCATCTAACTCTATGACAAGAATAGAAATGGAACTATCCGCTAGAAAACACGTTTCTGTATCAAACGATATCCTTTCATCTTCTTAGCGTACTGTTCTAAATTTTCCTTCTTTCTCTCCTGGTCAGTTCTGTGTGTTCCATCAACTGGATTGGTCCATCCATAGAAATACGTATAACAATCTTCCCACTGGGATTTTGAAAGATTAGCCGGTAGCATGTCTCTCGGCAAATAACACTGGTCTCCCTCAAGCATAAAATATACATTTTCTGTTCCTAGTAAAACCGGATAAGGAACGTCATTTCGACCAACCATAGAGAAATAATGGTCTACCTTATCATCCATCTGGAATTCATATATAGTAGAGCCCACATGCATGTACTTATTTCCTGAAACATGGAGTAAGATAGAATTTCCTACAAAAAGGTGAGATTCATCTGGCCTATGGTCAGACCCTCTTGCATTACCTGTGCTCTTTCCTACAAAGACTTCTTTTACTGTAAGCTCTTTTACAAGTTTACTGTAATCTGCCTCTTCTTTTAAAGTTCCTGCGTTAACATCCTTGTAAATGGCTACATTTTTATCTTTAGCGCCGTGGTCGCTCACCACAACACGGAAGGGTCTTCCACCGTTATCATGGATATCATAGTGTTTTCCTTTCATCTTTCTAGTGGCATTTACCTTTACCCATTTATATATACCTCTGGCATCTTTCTTTGAAATATATTGCCCATCTTTTCCTTTTTTAGTAAGTTCTTTACAATCCTTTGCATGAAATGCAGGGGATTTTCTAGTTTGATACTTACTTGTTTTAATTTCTACGCAACCAGTCATTCTAACTAATTACGAGATAAATTGTACCAGATGACGCCTCCTATAATTCCTGCGACTGCTAAACCTGCTGCTACACCTTTCAACATAGCTTGATTATCAGCCTCCATGAAGTCATCAGCACTAATAACAGGCGTCTTTCCACGGGCTCCAAGTCTAGTATAGAACTGAATAACTTCCGTTTCTGTATATTTACGTTTTCCTAACAGCACATTTACTTCGTTATGTAAGTCTACTGTCCAACGAAATAAGTCTGTTCTAGAGTCTAATGATGCCGATATTGGTGTTTTTGCCAAGTGAGACACAAAATGTGTTCTACAAATTGGACAGGGTATGATATACTGTAGAGACTCGATGAATTCTCTCATAGCCTTCTTATCGGAGTAAGTAGGCTGTTGGGAATATCCCATTGCGGCTATGTGAATTGTATGCCAGAAAAAAGGACCCCATACTTCTGGTGGAATGTGCATTCCTATCTATTATATAAGAAGACGTAATATAACACTACCTAAGACGCGATGATGTTTCTTAGGTAATTATGGCGATGTTTTACCAAAACAAAACAACACATTCATGTTCAAACTGTGGAGGCACCGGGCACACATTTCGTTTCTGTACAGAACCCGTTTCAAGTTACGGAGTTCTTGTATTTAGATGGATTGGTAAAACAGAAATATGGCCACATACACAAACTATATGTTCCACTATCGATGACTTTATTGGAACTAAAAGTCTTAGACCACAAGTATTAATGATACAACGGAAAGATTCACTTGGATTTATGGATATAATGAGGGGAAAATACAGAGTAAATGACCCTTCGTATATAAGAAAACAAGTAAGTGGGATGACAGAAGAGGAGAGGAAAAAATTAGAGACAATGAACTTTGATGATATTTGGCACGAACTGTGGGGGTCAGATTCAGAATCTTCTAAACGCTATGCTCATGATCGTATTGTATCAAAGCAAAAGTTGGCTGAGCTTCGTGTAGGAATTCAACTAGAAAATGGTGAGAAATATACACTGAATGACCTACTCCGGCAAGAACCATTGTTATATAAGACACCTGAATGGGGATTTCCTAAAGGTCGACGTGACCCATATGAACATGATATTCAATGTGCTTTTCGTGAATTAGGAGAAGAAACTGGTATTATGGAAAATGAAGTTCTTAAGGTTACAAATGTAGCGCCGCTCACAGAACAATTCTACGGGTCTAACGGTGTTCATTATAGACATTCATATTACATTGCACAGTATGCCGGTAACAGGAACATATCGTTTGATGCACTCAATAAGGAAATGGTTCGTGAGATTGGAAATTTAAAATGGATGGATTTTGATGAAGCAATGAGAATTCTAAGACCTGAGAATGAGGAAAAGAAAAAAATTATAGAAAAGCTATTCAGTTTATTGAAGGGATTTTTTCCGGTTATGAAAAATAAGATGGATGGAAAACTTCTAAATGAAAATAACATGGAAGAACAGCAGAAACAGTATGTCTATAGAGCAAATGGAACAATTCAAGGGGACTTGGGAGGAGCAAAACGATTCTTCGGAACGAGATAAGCTTATAGATGAGTTTCAAAGATATACAGCTCCCGTTAGGGCCCAGACAATACGTGAACTCGGTCAAGACCAGAGGGAAATTGATGGCTCTCTATATCCAGAGATTACAGATGAGAAATTTCTGATGAAACTCTTAGGAAAAAGAGAATTCAGAGAAACTAAGCAGCCCAAGATAACCGATGAGAGCCTAGAACAAAATGTCTGCGATGTTGAAGAATTTGAATATACATCTTCTCAGAAATTCGTTTCACAATTCATGTCACCGAATACACCTTATAATGGCATGTTACTCTATCACGGAGTAGGTGTTGGCAAAACATGTTCTGCTATCTTAGCTGCAGAGACATTTTTACAATTAAGTCCGAAAAATAAGGTTTATATTCTAGCACCACCTGCAATTCAAGCTGGGTTCTATAGAACAATATTTGATCCGTCTAGACTAACAATTGGAAAAGATGACCAGCCAAATTCTCACGAAGGATGTACTGGAAATCGGTATCTTGAATTAACACAAATGTTGTATGAAAGAGACAAAAGAGAGATTGAACTAAGAGTAAATAGGCTGATCAATAAACGCTATGCTATAATGGGCTATGTTGCGTTTCGCAATATGGTTCTAAATATTTTGTCTCAGATATCTTCTACCCTAAGTCCCGAGAAAAAACAACAACAGAAAATAAGCTTACTACAACGTGCCCTATCCGGTTGTTTTCTAATTGTAGATGAGGCACACAATCTGAGAGATGTTTCTGATACAACAGAAGATGAAGGTGAACAGGGTGATGATGTGGGTGATAAGTCAGATGCCTCCGCTGGCAAAAAGTTAGTTCCAATGTTACGAGAGGTTCTGAAAACATGCGAAGGAAACAAGCTTATGCTTATGTCTGCAACTCCCATGTACAATTCTTACAAGGAAATTATTTCTCTACTGAATTTACTCTTACTTGTAGATAAATCTGAAAGTCTCCTGAAAGAATCAGATATTACATTTGAAACGACAGCTCGAGGTGAAGAGCTTTCTAAGGCATCTGAAGATTTATTGATTCGAGTGGCGAATGGTCATATAAGTTTTATGAGAGGAGAAAACCCCAAGGCATTTCCTGCCCGCCTAGATCCATCTGACGCTATCCGTATTTCTGAATGGCCCACATTTGAACCAAACGGCTCTAAAGAAATAAAACCCGAAGGGCAAAAAGACAATGTCTTGAGATTACCTCTCGTGAAATGTGGCCTGGAAGGGGAACCTCTAATGGTCATGAAAGCGTTAACTGAACGCTTAGTAGCATCAAAGGGTGTTGGTATCAGAACGATTGACACCTTACTACAGGCAGGAAATTGTATCTTTCCTGGTGAAGGCTTAGATGGCCGTGTTGGCTCAGAAGGATTTCAATCGTGGTTTAGTAGTAGAGCGGTTGCATCTACATTTGAAGGGACACGTCTAAGTATTTTACCTCAGTATGTTCCAGCAGACCCAGATGAAGATTATAATTGGATGGTTGCCTCAGATGATTCTCTCGGCAAGGCATCTCCAAAATTCAATCGGGTTTTAAAAACAATTCGAAATGCATCTGGTATTTCTTTTGTCTATAGTCGGTTTGTAGAAAATGGCGCCGTGATCTTTTGTCTTTTGTTAGAAGCGAATGGTTACTTACCCTGGGGTAGAACAGCCCCTTTATTTTCGAAAGGTTCTTTACAAGGTAAAAGGCAATGCTGTAAATGTGAGAAGAAAGAAGAAGGGCATCCAGCTTTTATGCAAGGACAAGCTGAATCGAGAGAAAATCACAAGTTCTCACCTGCTTACTACGCACTTCTAACAGCAAGTGACGTTAGCACGGCAGAAAAGCAGTCTCTGCCTCTTTCTCCAAACAATACAGGGGTCATTAACGCTGCTCGCAGTATAGAAAATAAGGATGGTCACAAAATTAAGGTAATTGTAGGTTCTCAAGTAGCAGGAGAAGGTCTTGACTTGCGTTACATACGCGAAGTACACATTTTGGAAGGATGGTTCCACTTGTCTAAGGAAGAACAGATTGTGGGGCGTGGAATTCGCTACTGTTCTCATAATGCTTTGCCGAGACAGAAACGCAACTGTACTGTAAACCTATATGTAAATGTTTTTCCAAGTGATATGAATAAGGAAACAATTGACCAATATTCTTATAGAACTGCTATGAACAAGGGGGTTCGTATGGGTAATGTATCAAGAGCATTAAAAAGAGGCGCAGCAGATTGTAATTTGAATAGAGATGCGATTTTAGTAAAAGATCTAAAAAAGAAGGTAGAAATGTTGGATAGTCAAGGACAGCCGAGGACAGTAGACTTGAATGATAAACATTATACTCCTGTATGTGATTGGATACGTTGTTCTTATGAATGTAGCCCCACCTTGAATTTAGAAGATAAGAAAGAAATGCCTGATGATAACGGTAGCTATGACATGTTTGCTGCTCGATTTGCAGAACAAGCAATGATACAAAAACTAAGAACTGCCTTCAAGGACCAACCATGGCATCATTGGACGAATTTGGAGAAACGATTTGTAGATATTCCCAAAGATACACTCACAAGCCTTCTTCTTCGCGTTGTAAATAATCCTTCTATCGTATTTGAAAATGGTAATATGAAAGGGCATATTGTATTTCGTAACAATCTATTTTTATTCCAGCCTAATAAGCTTCAGGATGAAGGAATTCCGATTTCCTTTCGTTATGGTCGGTATCCTATGAAACGAGATTCATACATGCCAGAATTTACTTCCGCACAAGTAGGCCCTAAAAGTGTGGCTGCTAAATTAGTATCTGTTAAACCTGTAAACTCTTCTTCTGTGGAACTCGCTAAGAAATTCTGGATAGAGGCAATTGCTTGGATTGATATTTGGTGTAAATCTGGTTATATTATTGAAGAAAGTATACCAGACATACTTTCAGAAGCTATAAATGCATATGTTGAGGGTGATACAAAGAAAAGAGAGAATTTTGAAGCTCGTCTTAAGAAGTTGCAGTGGTGGGGGAAAGTAATTAGTACAGTCCCTGCAGGGATAACAGATTTGAAACGAGTTGCGAAGGAATTTGTTTGGGATTCATTTCTGAAAGGACCTGAACAAGTTAAACTTCTAGAGCAATCTGTTTCAATGGCATCTGAAGGTGGGTCAGAACAGTATAGAACAGAAGGTTCTATCACCGTTTCCAGATATTTGGATCTAGATACAAAGGTGCCTATTTATATGTGTGCAAATTCAACACCATGCCCCCCATCTGTTCTTAAAATTTTTAATGAATCTAAAACGGATCCAGTTGTTCAATCAAAAGCAAATTCCAGGGTTTCCTCTAATCCATATGGATTTATGGTTGTCTGGGAAAACGCAATTATGTTTAAAACAAATGATGCTAAGAACGCAGAAGGAAAGCCACCTGGTTCCGGTGCAGCTTGTTCTATTGTCAGTAATGTAAAAGGTCATCGAATAAAGTTAGTTCAACTTGGCGATATTTTGGCTAAATTTCACGATGGAAATCGGTTTGAATTAACAGAAGACCTCTTAGCAAGTGGTCCCAGAAAACTCACAGGAGCACCTTCATTCTGTGCTTTAATGGAAATTGTTCTGAGATGGATGGATGTTCGCCGCGAAAATTACGGTGGACTACGATATTTCTATAGACCTCTTTCTTCCTATTATTCTGGACATAAATCTAAGAAATAACCAATACAGGCAGCGCTTAAAATTGACTATCTTAACCTATTATAGATTAGGCACAATGGAGACTGAAGCATTCTTTCAAGAAAAAGTATACCTCACTCCCAAGGACCTTCGTAATGATATTGAATCCATTGACGATATATTGCTTTTGAAACTTAAGGAGCGTCTAGAGCAGCGCTGTTCTCCCCATGGCTACGTTTTACCAGGAACACTAGATATCCTAACGAGGTCTACTGGAATGGTGGACTCAGGTCGTTTCTCCGGTGATTGGGCCTTTCTAGTGAAAGCCAAGGGTAGTGTGCTAAATCCTCCTGAGGGTACTCTCGTGGAAGTTGAGGTTCTTAAGTCTAACAAGATGGGTGTATATGCAGTGTATGAAAATGCCATTCGTCTGATGGTTCCTCGTGACCTTCATTTGGGCGATGAGGAATTCGATGCCCTGAAGGTTGGTGATCGTATTAAGGTAGAAATCCAGAAGTCTAGATTTCAACTGAGAGACCAGTTCATTGTAAGTGTTGGTGTATATCGTGGAATGTCTGGTGCTCCTACTCGTATTACTCCTTCTCTACCTGCTCTTGCTTCACCAAAGGAAGATGAAACAAAGCTAGAAGAGGAGAATGCGAATGTTTCTGGTGATGAAAGTACCTCTGATGCCGAAGGTGCGGAGGAAGAGGAAGAGGAAGAGAATAAGGAAGAGTAGAATGGATGATTACGAACAACGTAAAGAATTCTGTAAAGAAATGAGTACATTATCTAAACCTGAACTCGAAGAACTGTATAGAATTTTAAGACGTGAAGGAGGTTCTTATAGTGAAAATTCCAATGGGATTTTTTTTGATGTTGCATCTCTTCCGGCCCCTGTTTTCGAGGCCCTCTGGAAATTCCTACAATTCTGTAAATCAAATGCAAAAGACTTAGAAGAACGTAACAAGGTAATTGGCGCCATGTCGTCAATATAAAAGAAGGTCTAAAGTCCCTTCATATAATACATATAATGACGGACGTCTCTCATGCCTTACCTAAATCTCTCATCCAAATCTGTGAAACACATTCGGATGGTACATTTCAAGTGGCAAGGCCAAAGACAAAGGGTTCGGTGGCTGATGCTCAGGACCAGATTCCAAAATGGAATTTGACGACACATTCTATTTCACCCAGACACCCTCTGGCTGCTTGGATGTGGCTCAAAGATCCCTTGTTTCGTGTTTCACCCGATCCTCTCAGACAACGTCTGATGTTAGATGCGACTACAGAGTGGCAGGAACGCTGTTCCTCTATAGACTTCCCTCGTGTATACAGTAAGAAAAAGGCCCTAGAAGGATTTGGTACTCAGAAACCTGAATTACAGCAAGCAAAGGCTGCCATGGTTGCGATGGAACGTTATACTCAGGATAACCCTCTTCTCTGGGTGCTATACAACGACAGAGAAAAGACAATTAGTTTCTTAGATGACAAGGTATTTCCTAGAGAGGGTGGATACAAGCAAATATGGATTTTGAGAGAACCTACCTGGGATAGATTGTGGGATGCATGTATTTGGTCTTCTCAAGAACTTGCTTCTTGGCTTGAGAGACAGGAAGAGGCTGGCTTTAAAGTCGATTGGCCTCTAGAACCAGCAACTGCGACAGTAAAGGCTATGGCTGCAGAATATGAAGGACTTCAATTGAATTCAAGGGGATTAAGCAAGGATGAATTACGCCATAAGTTAGGAAGAGCAAAGGCGATTAGGAAATTAGTTATTTAGAATAAATTCGACACACGCCTAAAGTTGAAACCTCAAGATAAAGCAGATAAGCCACATGGATATTCGGAAGGCTGAATATGATCAGTTAAAACGTCTCGTCCAAGAATGGTTAGACCATCCGGAACAGGAGTTAGAAGCTACGTTCAATACTTCTGGTACGAACGGAGCCATGGGTGGTCAAGTAAACTCAACAATGTTTGCAGCCATAGCGAAACGGCTAAAAAACCGAGGGTATACTTCGGTTACACAGGAAGATGCCTTAAATATCATCACACCCAAGCATGTGCGTATTACCCTCAGCGGTCTAGGAGTCATACAACAGTATTGTCGTGATGATCGCCTTTCAGGCAGGACATTCTCCGCTCTAATGAAAGATCGTACAGCCCAAAATGCAAACCTTGATTTGGAAGACTATGGTGTTCGTATCAAGGCAAGACGTGAGAGGATACTAGGAGAAAAGGATCCCGATGTTCTAGATTTACTAGACCAATGGAAGGTTCAGCAGAAGGCGTTTCGTTTGCTCCGGCGCTGGACATTTCGGGGTGATGGAATTCGCTTCGATTTATCTATGATCCGCCAGTCTAAGCGTAATATCCGTGGGGAATATCGCTGGGTGACCAAGTTCACACAGCAAGATATTTCCAATGAGCCACCAATCTACGAAGTGGAAGCAGAACTCGAGAGAAAGGAAGGGGATACGGTCGACATTGCCATACAGCGTCTAGTAAAGGGGGTTGGGGAAGTCCTAAGAGGAATTCAAAAGTGCCCCCTACTCATAAGAGAAACTGTAAAGCGCCAAGTCCTTGCTGGATACAAGGCTATCACAAAGACTGATAAGTTCCGTGGTGTTTCAACTAGAACTCTTGAACTTGCAAATATGGTAAGTCAAGTGGAGCCTGGTTCTCCGAACATTCGTGAGGGTTACAATGTAACAGATAAGGCAGATGGTCTAAGAACTATGGGCTATGTGAATGAGACTGGTCACTTATTCTTGATTGACAATGCGACTAACGTCTACGAGACAGGAATGGAAGTTGCTGCATGTGCGAATTCACTTGTCGACGGAGAATGGATTACGAGGAATTCTGCTAATGAGGCAATTCATCAATACTTGATTTTCGACATTTACATTGCGCCTGGAAATCGTGATGTACATGCTTTACCATTTTATGACCAGGCTACACCAACTGCGGCCCAGCGCTACAATGAAATGCGAGGATGGGAGAAACTATGGAATACTGCTCCTGGTCCAAAGGAAATTGTTGCGATGACGCCCAAAACCAAGCTTTTGGTAAGCACAAAGAAATTCTTATTTGCCAAGGCGGGTGATATCTTTGCTCAGGCTGCTAAGGTTCTAGATACTCCTCGTATTTATGAGACAGATGGTCTCATCTTTACGAAGAATTCTATGCCTCTTCCTGACCAGCCTCAGGGAGATTTCAAGGAGCAGATGAAATGGAAGCCTCCCCACGATAATACAATTGACTTCTTAGTTGTTACAGAGAAACTCGCAGATACCACCGTTGATGCAATTCACAATGGCTTTCATCCAACTTCTGGAAAGGAAATTCGCTACAAGGTTCTTCGTCTTCACGTTGGTGACCGTGGTAATCGTGGAGCTATGAAAGTAAATCCCAGAGAAGTTGTTCTTAATATAGAACCCTTAAAACCTGCTTATGACCCTAAGGGCAATGTCTACAGGCCAGTTCTATTCCAGCCCGAGGATTTCCCAGATGACAAGGCAAATGTATGCTATGTGGAAGTCAAGACTGACCCTGAGACAGGTGATGAATACGCATATTGTGAGAATTCCAATGAACCCATCGTAGACA